CAAGGTTGGAAAATACTTTTTCCGATTCTTTGGAATAATGACACGAATCAAATAAATTTGAAAACAACAGTCAGACTGATTCGTAATAAGATTACCAATTTCTTCTATGAAAAATACTGGATTTTGTTATTCTTACCGTTTCTATTGTTATTCATATCGTTACCAGCATACTTGTTTATTTACATTGTTCCTGCTACATTGTCGATATGGTCCACAGGAATCGCATCTCTAAATCATGATAAAAACGGTCCAAAAGATATGGGATTTTGGTACGGAATTATCAGTGGTGGAGAACATATGCATAAACAACACCACGAACAACCATTTGATACAAGCAAAGAAGGTTGGATAAATACCATCGCAGACATAATAGCTACAAAGAGAGTTAAGATATGAATATTGTTTATACTGTTATAAATGATTTGTCAGAAATAGATTTTGATGACTTGTATGAAAGATCAAAGGATGCTATTGATGCGAATTGGCCGGAAAATTCTACATTAACTGACGCCGAACGAAAAACCAACATGCGCACATTAATTGAAAGCGGAATTAATAATGAGTGGCCAGGATTAAATCCTCATGGCGCAAATGATACTTATATTATGATAAGAGCTTTTGATACTGTAGCTGGAAAAGATATGGGATTTGTAAGCGGGTTTATCCTTGAAAATGGAACATTAGATGGCAGACATTCACTCACTGCTCCGGATGAAAACGGTTCTAGAAATTACGTTTTTAATCAAGAAAATGTAACAGCCAAAAATAATTTTAATATTGAAATTGGTATAACTAAACATTTGTATAGAAATATTCCTGCAAATTCAATCTTTCATAGAACTTTGCGTATGCGAGCAAACGCAGCAAACTATGAACTTTTAGAAGACGTAGATTCTCCAACGCACGGGCCAAATTTTAGAAATATATTAATACAATTAAATCTATGAAGTTTTTATTGAATGTAGGAGCCGAGAAATCTGGCACTACTTGGTTATATGAGTATTTTAAAGAACACCCAGATTTCTATGATATGGGAAAAGAACTGAATATTATTCAGAGAGACGATTTAGTTCCTGTCTTAGAAGATGTAAGCGAATATAGAAAAGACATAGAGTCTTTCTTTCAAGCGGTTTCAAATATAAATCAAGTGACTGGTGACTTCACACATTATGAAGGCTCGAGTGAGAACATCTTTCGACTTATTAAAAACGGTTTACTAAAATACGATATCGAAGTAGTACCAGTTTATATTATGAGAGATCCTATTCAGAGGAGTTGGTCTTCTTGGAATATGATTGGAGGAGGTAAAATTCCAAATCGGTCGTTAGCTTCACGATTTGTCATGAGCAATTTCATATCATGTAAATATAAAGAAACTATCGAAGCTTTGGACAGTGTGTTCGCAAATCCGCTCTACTTCTTTTATGAGGATTTTTTTACTCAAACCAATATCAATCAGATATGTGACGAGTTAGAAATTTCTCGACATCCAGCAGAATGTGATAATAAAGCAGGAGCTTCTTCCTATAAGAAAATGCCAAACAGTTTCGTCAAGGCTTTTGGTAAATCTTTAAAGAATAAAGAGGCTGCTAAATATGTTTTTGAAAGATTTGAAAATGTACCATGGAAACTCGAGGATTATTCGTAGATCTACTCTCGATGAAGATATTCGCTTAACTTTTCTTGAAGGTTTAAATAGGCATACGAACATGCATTACTTTGATCGTAATGCGCCTACAAATAAAACAGATGAAGCTGTGCTTGAATTTCTCGACAGAGAACAGTTTAATTGTAACAAAACTCATATTGAATATTGGTATCAGGCGTATAAATCTTCTGGAGATTTGTGGCCTCATGTAGATTTTAATGAAAAGCTTCGGCACAGAATTGAGGCTGGAGAAAAGTTGAAACCAGAAGAATTAATGTCTCCAATTACCATATCGTGTTACTTAGAAGCAATCGATCTTGAAGGCGGAGAATTTTGTATTTCTGAAAGAAGTTGGTTAGACTATGAAAAAGAACTGAGCCCTCCGGAAGTTTTAAAAGAAGAATTGTTAAAATATACACACGAGTCTTTTCAACCTACCGAAGGTGCGGTCTTATACTTCGAAGGCAGTCGATACTACCATTGGGTCAATGAAATCAAAAGCGGCTCTCGCAAGAGCATACTCATCAATTTCTGGGACAATTGTAGTCTTAACTCCACTTCGCCCAATTAATTTCTAATGTCTATATTACCAGAAATAGAAATACGATGTTCGTCTGAAGTTTGAAACGGATATACCTGATGCTTAAGATAATTTGGAAACATAATAAGAGAACCTTCCCATGTCTTATCAATATCTAATTGAGTCGTACTAATTCCACCGTCTAATGAGTTATAAATGAATTCAAACTTTGATGCAACTTTATAGTTTGATTCTCTTACATTTGGCATATTTAATTCCTCTTCTAAATCATAAGGAATTGCAATCCATATCACCCATGAAATAGCTTTGTGGTGAAAATGTATTGGATTATATTCGTGTTTCTTCTGAAAATTTACCCAAGCATCATTATCAATGACATAATTATGATTTTCATAAAAATTAAATTTTCTTCTATATTCAAGAAACGTTTGCTCTATGCATTCTCTAAACTGCCCGTTAATAACATACTGAAATTCTGTTTCTAATTGCCCAGCTAAATTAGTATTGTATTTTTCCGGATTATTATCAACTTGCTTTTGCAAGTCACAAGTCAACTCAGCAAAAATAGAAACTGGAATTCTTGTTTTAAGAACTCCTGGGTTATAAAGTTTTATTTCTGAAAATTCTAAGTTCATAATTTCACCGATAATAATTTAGTTAATAGTAATTGTAGAGGTGTCTTTACATATGCTCATAGTACCTTCGCAACAGATATTCCAATCTTGACCTGTCTTTGCCCCACGGCTTGGAACATTAATGATAACATTTTTACATAGATATTCTTTACCATCTTCGAAAACGCGCCAGACATGATCTTCTGTCCCGCGATTAGGTTGTCCTCTTGATTGATTGAATCTTATCATAAACTCAGACATATTAGATTATTTCTGCTGTTGCATCATATACTATAGGTTCAATGTACGGACGTGTACCAATGTTCATGTGAATAAATTTGAAAGGTTTGGTTGATGTGTTACGAGTAAAGCTATGCGGTAGCCAGGAATTTGCAAACATTAGTTGACCAGGAACTGGCGTAAAATTAATAGACGATGTTGCTGTGGTAATGTTAGAAGAATTATGTTCGTATAGTGGTAACATAAGTTTCATTGGTCGCGGATCATGAATCACCATTCGCGGAGGATCTTTCGGGCACTCTAAAAAATAAAAAGCAACTAACTGACAGTCGCTGTGATTATGATACTCCATTGATGAATACTTATGGTGTTCTTGACTCCAACATTCGGTAAGATAAGTCGAAAGTCCATTCATGTTGTATCCTTGATCGCTCAAAAGATTCCATGCTGTGTTTAATGTGTACTGTATCAGTGGAAGAAGATCTTCTTCGTTAGACACATCTGCTTGCACGACTGGATATACATCGTTTATTTTTGTTATTTTGCGCGCGGCCCTTAACGCCGCATTTGATGCTGCTCTTGAGAAATCAAGAAGTTCTGGCTTCATAATACTATAGATAGGTGAGCTAAAATACTGCCACTGATCAAGTATGTCTGTCATAATAAAATCCTTATGTTATGTATATTGGGAAAGATCAGCCTCTATCACTGTATCTAAAAACAGTCGGTTTCCAATCTTATTCCAACCACTGTTGACTTGATAAAATATATTTAAACCGTTGTTCAAACCATACTGAATAGCCCAACTAAGTATTTCGGCTGTTAGCGGAGCGCCTGCTTCAAGCAGTTGTAAAAAGCTAAGATCAGGATTTTCGTGTTGTCTCCAAACCATAATTACGTTTGATTCGTCTGGTTTCATCCACATCGGAATAGTATCAAGACCGAGTGGAAACTTTTCATTTCCTAACCATACACAGCTAAACGATTTGCACGGATTCTCAGGTCGTTGTTCATGTATCGAACATCCTTTTGTAGTTACAAAATGACATTTCCTTCCTGGCCAAAATTGATGGCCAAGAGCTTCTCCAGTTAACCAACCGCAGCACTTCGTGCAACTTCCACATTCTCTTGTCATATTATCTCACTTAAATTGAGGACCAGCTAACCATACTACTAGAGTTTTACGAATGCCTTTTGTCACAGGAGTTACTCTGTGTAAAATAAAGGACGGGAATGCAACTACTAAACCTTTTTGTTTTGTGACTTGAGTCGGCACGGGTGCATCAAATATCTCAAGATCTCCCCCCTCGTATTCAGAAGGATCAGATAATTGTATTACAAGAGATAATTTGCGAGGCGCATTCGTTGCATTTCCACCTCTGTCAAGATGCCACGTATAATGATCGTCTTTTCCATCGTATATAGTATACTGAAAGTCCTCTACAAATCCCCATATATCTAGATTGAAGAATTCACCGTTCAGTTGTCTTGCTATGAAAGCAATTCTATCATATATAAAATTAGTCTCGGGCGTAAGATTTATCCAACCTATTTTAGATGATCTAACTGCTTCTTCAACTTTACTATCAGGTCCAACACTAGCAGATTTGATCGTGAGACTATCACCAATACTAACTATTTTATCGATCTCTTCTTCAGTAAAACCATCACGCCATGATGCAAAAGAAATTTCTGGTATACCTAACGATGGAGAAGGAGCTATTTGATATACTGCCATTATTTACGCTCCCAAATATTATCTCGATAATGGGATTCATGACTTTGAAGCTTTCTACGTGTACCTTTGAGTGCTTTCAGTTCAGTTTCATTGAATGCTCTACATACATTTTTCGAAAACAAAGTATCTCTTTTAATTGGAATAACCTGCATTAACGGTGTACCAGCAGGTAGAATACCTTTAAAATTGGGTTCGTTCCAAACAAATGGAAAGTTAATAAACTCAAAATAACCATCGCAGTCTACCATACCCGAAAAACAAGTAAATCTTGGATCAGGTCTATTTAATGGTGGAACAAACAACAGTGAGTATCCTTTCGGGCAGTTGATTGCCCACCAGTTCATGAATTTAATTGGAGGTTTTGGTAAATGTGGAGCGGGGCATTTGTCAGATGTTACTTGCCACTGTAAATGATTCTCGATCATTGCTCTCGGATATTTGCTGTTGTATTCAATGAACGAACAATCTTCATTCGAAGTGATTTCAACATCAGCAACGAGTGGAATAATCCAACCCGTGATCATCGCATCAAGAAAAGGTGGGCATCTTTTGAGAGTAGATTGATCAAAGCCTACATCCTTCTTCATTGGCAAAGCTTTATACCATTCTGGTATCAGTTTGCGGGCAGGATAAGGTTCTGGTATATTTCCTAAATCATCATCATAGCAAAGAAATTCTAGTTTAGGCTCATTCTTTTCAAAAAACGAAAACATCAATTTTGTCCATTTCCAGGTTTTTCATAGTGTATTCCACCAGATTCAATAAATTTTTTACATTGCTCGACGTCGCTCGCACCTCTCAGAATATGATCATCATGCAAACTAAAATGTAAGCTTGAGATCCATATTCTGAGATGTGGTGGAAGTTTGTCATAGCAACGCATTACCAATGCCATTCTTTGTATGTTAACATGTTCCAAATGAATGACTCTATTATATATATGTAAATTACAGGGCTGCTAGTTCGACTAAGTTGCTCTCTGTGATGGCATCTAAGCCAATCAATGCTTGTTTGACTGCGGTAAAATCGTCATGTTTTTCATCGTAGATGACAAATGGAAAATCAGTAAATTCTCCAATATCCCATGTATTTAGAGCATTGAATACAGATTCGTATTGACTACTATCGTTGTATGATAAATGAGTAAACTCAATGTTATTATCCTGTAGCCACTGATAGGCTGCAGCAGAGTCGTTGCCACCTGTCGTAGTCAAACCAGTATAAAGATAAACGTCTTTAATTCCTACTAGCATGTATTGTTTCCTTTTTGTTATTTGTGCTAAAATGTTACACTCATCGTACCATTAGCGCTGCCTGTTCCAATATTTATAGAAACTATTTGATATGGGTATACTTTTACTGATACTGAATTTGTCGTAGTACCAATATTACCAGCGTTTCCTGATGCTCCAGGATTTGATGTGCCGGCTGTTCCGGCGGTCGCTCCAGTTCCAGCACTACCTGCTGTGCCAGTATTTCCTGCTGCTCCTGCGCCTCCTGGATTTCCAGCCGCACCATTTGTAGCTCCAGTTCCAGCTGCTCCTGTTGTGCCAGCATTACCAGCAGCTCCGGCACCGCCTGGGTTTCCAGCCGCACCATTTGTAGCTCCAGTTCCTGCATTGCCAGTCGCTCCAGCATTTCCTGCTGCTCCTGCACCTCCTGGATTTCCAGCTGCACCATTTGTAGCTCCAGTTCCTGCATTGCCAGTCGCTCCGGCATTTCCTGCAGCGCCGGCATTACCAGGACTTCCTGCTGCTCCTGGATTTGCTCCAGTTCCTGCCGCTCCTGTTGTACCAGCATTTCCGTTGGCTCCTGCACCGCCTGGACTTCCTGCTGCTCCTGGATTTGCTCCAGTTCCTGCCGCTCCTGTTGTACCAGCGCTTCCTGCAGCGCCGGCATTACCAGGACTTCCTGCTGCTCCAGCGTTTGCTCCAGTTCCTGCGGCCCCAGTATTTCCAGCACTTCCATTGGCGCCTGCATTACCAGGACTTCCTGCTGCTCCAGCGTTTGCTCCAGTTCCTGCGGCTCCTGTATTTCCTGCGCTGCCTGGTGTTCCTGCATTACCTGAACCACCGGCAGCGCCCGAAAGAAGTCCTCCATTGCCGCCTGCGCCGCCGTTGCCGTTAGTAGCACCACTTATGTTGCCTGAATTACCCGCGGTACCAGCATTGCCGGCGCCGCTACCACCTTGCTTTAAAGTCCAACCCGATGCTCCGCCTCCGCCTCCGCCGCCTCCGCCGCCTCCGCCTACACCAGCGTTGCCAGGAGATCCGGAGTTACCCGCCGTACCACCAGCTCCTCCTGCACCACCGGCGCCATTTGTTCCTGGGTTACCAGCATTGCCAGTGGCTCCTGGATTCCCAGCATTTCCTCTTGCACCGCCTGCACCACCAGCACCGTTATTTCCTGGATTACCAGCATTGCCAGTGGCTCCTGGATTACCAGCATTACCAGCAGCACCGCCTGCACCACCAGCACCGTTATTTCCTGGATTGCCGGCATTACCAGTGGCTCCTGGATTACCAGCATTACCACCAGCTCCTCCTGCACCACCAGCCCCATTGGTGCCAGGATTGCCTGTTCCTCCAATACCACCAGATGTCCCAGCTGTACCACCAGCACCACCAGTTCCTGCAGCTCCATTATTACCGGGATTGCCTGTTCCTCCAATACCTCCGGAAGTACCGGCCGATCCTCCGGCGCCGCCTGTACCAGCAGCTCCATTGTTACCGGGATTGCCTGTTCCTCCAATACCACCAGATGTCCCAGCTGTACCACCAGCACCGCCAGTTCCTGCAGCCCCATTATTTCCGGGATTGCCTGATCCACCTGGATTTCCAGAAGTTCCGGCCGAGCCAGCTGCTCCGTTTGTAGCATTTCCTCCAGCCCCACCAGTACCACCGGTTCCACCTGGAAAATTAGCTAAGGAACCAAACGTTGAAACGTTGCCTGGGTTTCCACTTGATCCCGGATTTCCGTTTGCTGCGCCAGTCCCAGCATTACCAGCAGCTCCGGCACCGCCTGGATTTCCTGCTGCTCCTGGATTAGCTCCAGTGCCAGCATTACCATTTGCTCCAGTATTTCCTGCTGCTCCGGCATTTCCAGGGCTCCCTGCTGCCCCTGGATTAGCTCCAGTGCCGGCATTACCATTTGCACCTGGATTTCCTGCTGCGCCGGCATTACCTGGATTGCCAGTAGATCCAGCGGTTGCCCCTGTTCCTGCATTACCATTTGCTCCAGTATTTCCTGCTGCGCCTGCATTACCTGGATTTCCTGCTGCTCCAGCAGTTGCCCCTGTACCTGCGGCCCCTGTTGTGCCGGCATTACCATTAGCACCGGCACCGCCAGGACTTCCTGCTGCTCCGGCGTTTGCTCCAGTTCCAGCCGCCCCTGTTGTGCCGGCATTACCATTGGCACCAGCTCCACCAGGACTTCCTGCTGCTCCAGCGTTTGCTCCAGTTCCTGCTGCTCCAGTATTTCCAGCATTTCCATTGGCCCCAGCTCCACCGGGACTTCCTGCTGCTCCAGCAGTTGCCCCTGATCCTGCGGCTCCAGTATTTCCAGCACTTCCATTGGCACCCGCACCACCTGCACTCCCTGAATTACCAGTCACTCCGCTACCGCCGCCTCCGCCGCCGCCACCGCCGCCGCCGCAAACGCACCCCCCAAGATTTGCGCTTCCACCAAAGCCACCATTTCCTCCGCCAGGAGAGCCTCCGGCGCCGCCGGGGGCAGAACAAGGCGCAAATGGGGTGCCAAAACAACCGCAGCCACCGCCCGGACTACCACCGCTACCGGCTCCGCCACCGCAAGGTCGGGCTGAACCTTGTCCGCCGCCTCCTCCCGTACCTGCGCTACCGCCAGTGCCACCAGCACCGCCGGCACCATTATTTCCTGGATTTCCAGAGTTTCCTGTGGCACCTGGATTCCCAGCATTTCCTCTTGCACCGCCAGCACCGCCGGCACCATTGGTACCAGGATTACCAGAGTTTCCTGTGGCACCTGGATTCCCAGCATTACCAGCAGCACCGCCAGCACCGCCGGCGCCATTTGTTCCTGGGTTACCAGCATTGCCAGTGGCACCTGGATTCCCAGCATTACCAGCAGCACCGCCTGCACCACCGGCACCATTAGTACCGGGATTGCCGGAGTTTCCTGTCGCTCCAGCATTTCCAGCAGTACCACCAGCACCGCCAGCTCCGCCAGCACCATTCGTACCTGCATTGCCAGTGGCACCTGGATTCCCAGCATTCCCTGCAGCACCTCCGGCTCCTCCTGGGCCGCCAGCACCGTTTGTGCCAGCATTTCCTGATGCGCCGGGATTTCCAGATGTTCCAGCTGTACCACCAGCACCGCCAGCTCCGCCGGCCCCGTTTGTGCCAGCATTTCCTGATGCGCCAGGATTGCCAGATGTCCCAGCTGTACCACCAGCACCACCAGTTCCTGCGGCCCCATTATTTCCAGGATTACCAGCATTGCCAGCAGTACCAGGATTGCCTGCATTACCAGCGTTTCCATTGCCGCCACGACCAGATATATCTATAGAATATACGCCTGCAGGAACGACGAATGTTGCGGGGGCATTGAATACTTGTGTGGCTGGAGCAGCCTTACCTGAAGCTCTAAATACATTTAATGGCATCGTATAACCTTCTTATTAACCTGTATTTGCAAGAGATAAGGCACCGAGATATGTTGTACCTCCGTCGAGGGTAAAGAAACTGAAGACATCGATTTTATTTGCACCAGTTGACATCGTCGGTGTCGAAGCATTCGGATATTTAACAGAAGCCGGCCACGTGATTATTCTCGATCCCGTGGCGTCTTGTTTACAATGAAGTGTGAAACTGTATGCATTGCCCGATGCAGGAGGATTTGAAAATGTAATTGTAATAGACGCGTTGGCCAATGTCAAATCGAATACGTTGGATAGTGATAAATCTACAGTGTGAGTAGTTGTTGTTATAGTATTGGCAACAACTGCTTCTTTGTATGAAGCAAGCTTAGGATTACTTAACACATTATTTGCCATTGCAACGTTGGCATTAAGAGTAGTAATACCAGCTACTTGTAGCGTCGAGGTTACGTTGGCAAAACCAGTGATCGTAGTATTACCGGCAGCAAGGGTGGTAATTCCAGATGCAGCACCTGCGGCTACAAGAGACGAAACAGCAAGTGGTTGACTGTTTGTAGACCAGCGATCATTTGTTTCATCCCAGACGAACTGAACGTTGGCAGACGTCCCGCGCATGATCTCGAAGCCAGCATTCTCAGTAGGAGGATTAGCTCCAAGATCTGCATTCAGCGTAACAATATTATCACCAACGTCGAGTGTTGTGGTGTTCACGTAAGTTCTTGTACCGGAAACTGTCAGGTTACCCGAGAGTGTAAGATCGGCGATTGATAATGTGGAATTCACATGAATACCAGTCGTATTGACCGTAAGTGTTGGCCCAGCAGTTACTCCAATTGTACCACTAGTTGTAATCGTTCCACCAGAAAGTCCATTAGCCGTGGCGACTGAGGTTACACCTCCACCGGTGGCACCTTGAGCACCTTGAGCGCCTTGAGCACCAGTAACACCTTGAGGTCCAGCAACACCTTGAGCACCAGTTGCGCCAGTTGCGCCTTGAACACCTTGAGCGCCGGCAACACCTTGAGCACCAGTTGCGCCAGTTGCGCCTTGAACACCTTGAGCGCCAGCAACACCTTGAGCACCTTGATCACCCGTTGTGCCTTGAGCACCAGTTGCGCCAGTTGCGCCTTGAACACCTTGAGCGCCAGCAACACCTTGAGCGCCTTGAGCACCCGTTGTGCCTTGAGCACCTTGTGCACCGGTTGCACCTTGAGCACCTTGAGCGCCTTGAGATCCGAGAGTAAGTGAAGCACCATTTAAAGTTGTAACTTGAACAATATCACCAGCAATCGCATTCGATGTAAGCGTTAAGACCGTGGTATTTGTCGTGTTATAGTCAACGGCCGCAATCTGACGCGAACCATTAATGAAGACGCTTTCAAGCCCTAAAGTATATACGAATGTGTTTGATGTGTCGTCTAATCCTGTAAACACCGTGGTATTCGATGTGACAGTAAACGTATAGGTATTCATGGTAGCAGCATTTGCCGTACCGCCTGAGCCCCAATAAACTCCTGTTCCATTCGATGAAAGAACTTGGCCGTTGGATCCAGAAGATCCGTTGGCTACGATCGTAGTGACAGCGAGAGAAGAGAGATTTGAACCAACTTCAAAGATGGCATTCGCAGCATCTGAAGAGAAGACTTTACGGTCAGTTAGGTTGACTGCAAATTCACCGTTATCAATAAAGCCGGAATTTGCTACGTCAGTAGTATTAGCTGTACGACCAGAAATTGTCGTGCGCTTAAATTGAAATTTATTTGCCATTCTCAACCTCTATATAGAGCAACGAAGCGGTTATGTAACCCCTAATATTCTATTTATACAGAAGTATCTTCAGCTTTTTTATTTTTATTTCCAAGCTTTTCAAGATCAACAATTTTTGCTTGAAGACTGGTCATGGTTTTATCGGCCATGACCAGTCTTGTTTCTAGCATGATGTTCTTACTTGTAAGATCATGTACACTCGCGAGTAATCGATTGATGTACTCATTTACAAATTCAGCTTCCATAAATTAGAATGTCCCGCCGTCGAGGGTTGCGTATACAACTGCTGTACCGTTAGACTGAAGCACGAATCCAGTAGAGCCAACAGCTAATTTTCTAAAACCGTTCGAAGAGTTAGCAACTAAAATGTCTTCTGCAGTAACAGTCGCGAGTCCAGTACCACCGCTTGTTCCAGGCAGTGCAGTCGAAAGACTCAATGTATTCGCTGTGATACCAACCGCGAGTGTCGAGTTCGCAGTAAGAGTAACGTTAGTCGCGTTCGAAACCAAACCACCAGAGTTTAGGAATGCTTGTAATGTAGCAGTAGTATAACCGGCTGCTGCAGTGTCTACAGTTGTTGTAGGTTCTGTTTGAGAACCAGCAAAGAGCTTATAAACGCCATCTGTAGCATCACGGAAAAGACCGGTATATTTAGCTCCAGTGGCACCGTATTGACCATAAAGACCGATATCAAGAATGTCGGTTGTTGCGTTTCCGTTTGCAAGCTCGATCAGCGAATCTTGGACTGTCAGGTTGGTAGTATCGATTGTCGAAAGCGTACCGAGAACAGTCAGATTTCCGGAAAGAGAAAGATCTGTAATCGAGAGTGCAGTATTAACATGGAGTCCAGCAGAGTTGACCGTGAGTGTTGAACCAGTGGTAAGGCCAACTGCATCTGCAGTGACATTAATACCGTTAGCAGCACCAACATGAACTCCAGTCGCGTTAGCTGTAAGACCATCACCGCCAACAACGTTGATACCAGCGCCATCAACAGAAATACCGTTAGCAGCTTTGGCAAAGACGCCTGAAGTATTCGATACAATACCGTTGTTTGCTACAACAGCAATCGTGGCTGCACCACCTTCACCAGATGAGGATCCAGAAATACCGTTACCAGCTGTGATAGTAGCAACATAGTCGCCTGATGTACCCGAACCAAGAGCAACGTCGCCTGAAAGTTGCGATGTGGCAATTGAAAGTGCAGCAGCATTGACATAAACGCCCGAGGTATTCGAAACAATCGTACCGTTACCAGATACGACATGCACACCTGTTGCGTTCGAAGCAATACCAGCTCCGGCAACAACAAAAACGCCTGTTGCGTTTGCAGATAGACCGTTATTTGCAATAACGTGTACGCCTGAGGTATTTGAAGCAAGACCGCTATTTGCAACTACAGCAATCGCGTCTGCAGAGACGCTGATACCGTTACCAGCACCAACATCAAGAGTTACCTCGCCAGATGTACCGCCACCAGTAAGACCAGAACCGGCTACGACTGATGTAATATCACCATCTTGAGGTGTTACCCAGTATACAGCTGTTCCGTTCGATGCAAGAACTTGTCCTGCAGTACCATTTGTGCCATTTGCATTAAGAGCAACGTTAGTTCCAATATTGATCTGTGTGGCATTTGCTACGAACGCCGTACCAACACTCACAATCGCTGCGTTCACGGTGCCTGTAGAGAATACACCGGTGGCATTCGCAACAAAAGAATTAGAACCAACGACGAAGTTACCGCCAGAGCCAGCAAGAACGCCGCCGGCAACAGACAGTTTATTATTGGTATTATCAAACGTAAAGTCTGCGTCTCCGGCTAATGCGCCAGAATTATTAAATTGAACTTGTGTATTTGAACCAGATACGCCAGAAGTAGGAGTTTCCCAATAAGCGGCTGTTCCATTTGAACTCAGTACTTGTCCGTTGGTACCCGTCGAACCATTGGCTGTAACTGTTGTCACAACAGCGTTAGCAACAATAATCTTGTCGATACCAGAGGTACCATTCGCAACGAGTGCTTGGTTGGCGGTCAGTATACCAGGATTAAATTTACCGGCAATGGTGATCGAAGCACCATTCGAACCAATAAATAAGTGATCGCCATTTGCTGTAAACGCTAATTCACCGTTAGCTAATGTTGGCGCATCAGCTGTCGTTAACGACCTTTTAATTTGAATTAAATTGTCTGCCATTTGGCTATTCCTTTTAGGTTAAAATGATCCGCCGTCGAGATCTACTGCTAGATCCGCGAATGACAGTTGTCTCACCTCATATTTATCATTTTGAGAATTGTAGATTAATGTAGCGCCATTGGCGGCTTCAACGACGCTGACGTCGAGTATGTTTTCAATACTTCGTATTTCTTGAATTTGATTTTTCAGAGTAATAGGACCAGCAGATGATAATCTGCCGTTGTTATTTGTAATTGTAGCGACTAAACGAGATGCACCTGCCATTATCTTGTAACTCCTGGTGTAACTGTGACGATACCTTCAACAAGACGAGAAACTGTTCCGCTGCCATCAGTCAACTCACAGTCATATACGTATCTTCCGGCTGTAAGGCCATTTGTGGTATTTGCCGACATCGAAAGAGCGACGACGCCAGTCACAGCAGTAATCGAAACTGTAAATGCGGTTTGAGCGGTCGAAGTATAATGCTTACGCATCTGAGCGGCACCTGTAAATCCTGTAAGATTTACGATGTTACCATTTTCATCAGTCACATCAATAGACGTAGCAAATGAAGTGCCTTGATCGATAATGATATTTGCTTTCAGTGCCATTTAATTCTTCCGCTATGTTTATTCAAAACTATAAGATGTTACAGTTATCACCCAATATTTAGTTTCTGCACCATTTGATGCTGATACGTTAAACGTTTGTTCATTGAAACCACCTGTATAAGCTGCTACAAGTTCAATTGATGAAGCACTTCCTCCACTTGCAACACTGGCGTATCCACTAAATCCATCTCCTCCAGTATAAGTCCAAACTACGCTTGAAGAAGCTGTGATAGTATAACCTGCTTGGGAACCATACGCTTCGGCAGTGTCAAAAGTCGGAGATGATATTGTGCCGCCCACGGGACTAAAAGTAACTAAGGCTACATCTGCATACGGACGTATTCCTACATATTGCCACGTAGATCCATTCCACATTTTAACGGCGGCAAAATCTTGGCTCCCGACCCACGACGAGCCGTTCCAATATTTAACAGGTTTAGCAGATAGGAACGTTAGCGGCACTTATTATTCTCCTGGCTTAGATGGCCAAACAACGTCTGCTGCATTTGTATAAGTCTGAGGAAGATCTCTTAAAGTTTGACGATATGTAGCCCAAGCAGTTTTATCTCCAGGCCAATCTGCCATTTGAGTATAGTCAGATAAAGCTAGAAGATTATTTCTTTTCGATCTAATTTGTTCCCAAGTAATTACCACGACTCGATCTTGCAAAACAAGATTTCCTTGTGATAAAACCAATTCTTTATTTTGCATATTCATACCATGGAGAAACTGCTGGTGTTGCTCTGCGGTAATTTCAACAATATCTTGCGGCAATGACGGATACCCAAAATCAGTATCGTAAAAACCTTTTGTTGTTGGGCTGTAGTAAATTGTCATTTTATTAATATCCCATTGCTAACCAGTAACCGGTATGAGAACTTTCATCTCCGTTAAACCAACTGAAACCAGTTGTTGATACACTAAAAATGGTTGCACCTTTAGAAGCCTGTCCAAATACGCCTGTATCTCCTACGCCATTCATCACAGCTCGGGCAACCGCGGTGAACGATGTTGGAAATGATCCAGATCCTGTAGTATTTGGAGTAACAGTTACTGTTCCCCACTGAATAATTGCTCCGTTTGGCAACTTAGTCCATCCATTTGACGAGAGACTTTGTGTATATCCTGTAGTTCCTGCAGTGTCAATCCAGATATCACCAGCCGCTGAAGCAGTAGGTTGAGTCGCTGTTACAAAAACTTGGCCGCCACTTGTAAATCCTGCGGTGACGTGTCTTAGAATAGGCGCGACAGCACCAGATGCACTTCCTTGGGCACCTTGTGGTCCGGTTGCACCTTGAGCACCTGTTATACTTGAACCTGCCGCGCCTTGAGCACCAGTTGCACCTTGTGCTCCGTTTATTCCAGGAGATCCTTGAGGACCAGTTGCACCTTGAGCGCCTTGTAATCCTTGAGCACCTTGAGGACCAGCAACTGAAGATGCTGCACCTTGTGCACCTGTAAGGCCTTGCGGTCCCTGTGGTCCTTGGATACCTTGCAAACCTTGGGCGCCTTGAGGACCGGCAACGGTTGAAGCAGCACCTTGAGCACCAGTTGTTCCTTGCGGTCCCTGAGGTCCGATAATTCCTTGTGCACCTTGTGGTCCCGTCGGTCCTTGAACCGAAGGTCCTTGTGGTCCTTGAGAACCAGTTGTTCCCTGTGGACCCTGGGAACCAGTTATTCCTTGCGCGCCTTGTGGACCAGGAACTGTCGAAGCTGCGCCTTGAGCACCAGTTGGTCCTTGAGAACCGGTAGATCCTTGTGCACCTTGAGCACCAGTTGCACCTTGCGCACCTTGAGGTCCAGCAAGTTGCGTCCACACCAAGTTAGCTGTCGCTCCACTTGATGCAAGGACGAAACCTGTTGTTCCAGCAGATTGTGTAGGTAGAAGGTTATTGATCGATCCGCCTGTACCGCCTCGAGATGTAGGAAGTGTACCGACAGTAATAGCAGATGCATCAACAAATACGCCTGCTGCGTTCACAGTTAAACCAGCATTCGCTACAAAACTAATCGTAGGATTTCCAGAAACACCGTTGCCGTTTGTTACGCTAATGCCGTTCGTAGAAGCAATCGATACCGTAGTACCTGTTCCTGTACCAGTTCTGACTACGATACCATTCGCCGAGATATTGTATACGGTGTTAGCATTGCTTGCTGTACCAGTATAGAGCGACGAGTTAACGCCTGCTCCACTCGGGAAATTCACCGTATTTGTAACGGTGATATTGTTTGCAAAGACATCAAAGCGAGCAGTCGTAGTACCAAGTGCACCACCGTTTGCATCTGGTCGTAGTGTTCCATAAGATGTCGTATTAAATACGAAAGCATTGAAACGGTTTGAAGTATTACCGAGTGGCTGCTGATCTGCAATCAGAAGAACCCCGCCTTGACCGATGGTAACGTTGGCGTATACAAGAGAACCATTTACTACAAGGTTACCAGATACAACAAACAAGTCGTTTTTAAAGTGCGCGTTGGCTTCTACGTCGACACGATCATAGAAGATCGCGTTGCCAGAAGCAACTAGACCGTTATCAACCTTAAATCTATTATTTGCGCCTGACATATATTACCTTACTTAATGAATTGAGCAACAACTTTTGCAGCCGTGCTAGATCTTGTTTGATTGACATATACTCTTACGTTTGCAGTAGCCACGTTCGCAGAGAAAGTACCAAGTAAGCTGACTCCGGAATTAGCTGCAACAGGTGAAGAAACCGTACCATATGTTGTAAGCTGCGCAGTCGAATTATCATGAGCAAGTAGTACTTCAGAGATCTGTGTATTACCAGCATTTTTCAATTGAATGAGAAGTTTAGCAGTGCTATAGTCTGCCTTTGGATATTCGAAGACAAGAAGATCTGAACCAGTCGTAGCTCCAAGATTTCCGTTTGCAAAGATATCAACTACGTGCTCAGTCTTGAAAGTCACGATGTTTGCATGTGTAGCAGGACCAGTCACTGCGAGCGTATTCGCTAGAGCAGTTGCTCCTGTTACTCCAAGAGTACTCGAAAGCGTTGTAGCTCCAGTTACAGTGAGCGTATTCGAAAGATTCGTATTTCCTGTAACCGTCAGCGTATTTGCAAGAGCAACGTTCGAACTGACTGTCGCAGCACCTACAACAACAAGATGGCTTGTCGGCGTAATGGTAAGATTCGCAGATGCAGTGATCGATCCATTACCAATCGCCGTATTAAACGTTGCATTCCCAACAAGAACCGTAGTAGCATTTGCAACGACATTCGCTCCGACTGCAACAACTGTTTGGTTAGCAGTAACAATACCTGCAAAGAATCCTGTCGGTGTAACGTTAGATGTCGACGTTGAGTTGACAATGCTAACAATTCGAGTATTCGCTAAAACGGTATTACTACCTTCTGCGGTGAAGAATCGAAGCGATGTTAACTCAGAAGCGTTAAGCGTATTACCTACAAATACTCCGCTACTATTTGCTACAACGTTACCAATCGCACCTGTTCCAGTGATTTGCACTGTACCACCATTGGTAGCATTTGCCGTGACGTTTGCGCCGAGCGAGATCTGAATAGTATTGGCAGTAAAGATGCCAGTTTTAAATGCGTTCGGTTCGATGTTTGCAGTGGCACTCGAGTTAGCGATGCTAATGATTCGAGTATTTGCAAGAGTGGTGTTTGAACCTTCAGATGCAAGGAAACGAACTGATGTGACTTGTGAAGAGTTTAAAGTATTACCTACATGCAGGCCACTACTATTTGCAACCGTATTGCCGACCGTACCAGTTCCTGTTACTTGGATCGTGCCGCCGTTGGTAGCATTCGCAGTGACATTGGCACCAAGTGAAACTTGAATGGTGTTAGCTGTAAAGATGCCTGTCTTGAAACTGATAGGATCAATATTTGCAGATGATGTTGTATTGGCAATGCTAATGATCTGATTGTTTGCGAGTACGGTATTGCTACCTTCTGCGGCAAAGAATCGAACACTCGTCATCTGACTGTTCGTAACAGTATTGCCTACATATAGGCCGCTGCTATTTGATACACTGTTACCTACTGCTCCGGATCCTGTGACTTGGATCGTACCACCATTCGTGGCATTAGCAGTGACATTGGCACCTAATGTAATCTGAATCGTGTTCGCTACAAACAATCCAGTGCTAAAGCTAATTGGATTCATCGTAGCAGTGTTAGTGCTATTCGCGGCAACAACTGCGAATGCAGTTGCTGTTGTATTCGTGGTCGAGTTCGACTGAATCGTCAGCTTCGTTGTGTTAGCGACAAGGTTTGCACCAGTCAAACCAGCATGTAGACCGTACTGCCACATGAATGTGTTCGAAGAACCATTGGCAACTTCCAGACGAATTTCGGTCGATGTCACGTTGCTCAGAACAGTGTTCGTACTGATCATGAGATTCGCAAACGAACCGTTGACGTTTCCGCCTTTCATCCAGTTTGTTACGACGAGATTATTAGCCCCGAATGTTCCGTATAGCTGAGCTGTTCTTGGAAACGCAGTGTTACCCGTGTTTGCATACGTGCTATTTGCAGTGATGATTTCTGTCGAAAGCGCGTGAAGAAGTTCATTGGTCTCGAGGAGCCAAACCTCAAATGAGTCGGTAATTACATCAACATTAGCTACTGGTCTTGACATTAATTTCTTCCATTCACTACTTGTAAGAGTAGAGTTTTAATTTCTTTGAGATCGTCTTCGACTGCACTTATTCTATTTGACAGATCTTTGCTATTTTTCACTTTCGATCTCTCTGCTACAAACTTTGCATAAGATGCGTCATCTGTATTTATGAAAGCTCCAGTAGAAGTATCTTTCATGAATCCATCAGTTTCAGTCTTGACTAACATTATGCGGAAACTCCGATAACCTGAATAGCCTCTACCTTTGGAACAATGTGAGATTGCG